AGAGTATTCAATCTCTGTGCTGCTGCTACCGCTGCTGTTTCGTCTGCCTGAGCATTAGCTAGGTTACGAGACAGGCCACCCGTACTGCGTCCATCAGTATTATTAAGGAACTCTTTGGATGCGATAGCCGTGCGTAGTTTAGCAGCCTCTGCTTTAACTTGGGCTTGCTTTAAGGTAGTTACCTCTCGATTAAGGAACTGCTGGCGATTGAGGCTGGCAAGCTCTGAGACCTGCTGGCGCTGTAATGCTGTGTAATGCTTTCTCAGGCGGCGGTGATTATCTTCATCAAGCTTAATAACCTGCTCTGCAATCTGAGCCTGTCGTCTAGCGAGTTTACCCTGTGTTAGGGAATTGGAACGAGCAGCAGAAGCACCACCAGTTCTGATGATACCGTTTGCTGCTAGCTCACTTTTAGGATTTGCGCCAAACCCTAGTGAAGCAGTAATGGCTTGTAGACCTTCGGCCTTCTTAGTAAGTCTATCTACAGCAGTTTCTGCTGTTTTCATTTCGCGTTTAAGCCTATCGAGGCTACCCGCATCAAAGAATTTAATTAGATATTCATACTGTGCATCATCAATCATTCAGAAGCTACCACGCGGTTAAACGCCTTAATAAACTCATCTTTCGTCCGAGCAGGGCCAGTCTTAGGTTCTGGTTTAGCTTTGCCGAACAGAGCCGTTAAGGTCTCATCAACAATGCTAATCAGAGAACTAGACATCTCTGCTCCGACTGCACACATTTCGCCAAGTTTGACTTCTGTGCACGTCCTTACATCATCCAGCGTGACCGTCCAAAAGAAATCCTCAAGTCTGGAGGGTTTAACCCCAAACACCCAATACATCTGGGCATTAAGGGACATCCCTGTGTACCAGCCTACGAGGACATTTGAGCGTTCGCTGCCTCCGCTGCCGCTTTCACGTCCTTGATTGTTAGTGCCGCCTGAGTCGCCTGTTCCAGAGTTGCGTTCACTTTCCTCGCGAAAAAACCGAAGGCATGTGCCAGCCCCCATTCCACAAGTGCTTCCCCATCAGCCATGCTGAGTTTATAGCTTTCGAATTTAGGGTATTTTTCAGGTTCAACGCCATCTTCTGCCATAAGGATTTCAGTTAAAGATGCGTGAACTGCTGGGTCTGCCGCTGCTCCTGTGAGATTGGATAGACCCTCAGGGAACAGAGCTGCTACACGCAGGATACGTGCGTAACTCATAAAAATTTCTTTGTCGCCGATTTTATAGGTATCAGCTGGCTTTGTTGCCTTAACCTCTTGTTCTGTTGTCATAAGTAATCCCTCAATATAATGATGCCTCGCAAGTTACTGCAAGGCATCAAAATTATCAAGTCATTTTTTGAGGGAGGGAATGAACTAGATAAACAGTTTCCCTTGTGCGCAGCCGTACTCTGCAAAGTCTGAGTCGGATGTTACAAGTGAATAAGGCTCCATTTCGAAAGGCATATTACCATAGTCTGATGTTCCGAACTGGACATTGAAACCACGGATGATTTTCACTTTCGGGAAGTTAAACATTACGTCTGTACCATCTACAAGTTTACCGACGATTGCGGCTGAGTAGTAGATGTCTTCTGGGTCGCCTAGGTCTAAGTCATTAACGCCTACGACTGCTGCCCCGTTGGCGATTGTAACACCAGTTGGGATTGGAGTCGTGACTGTAACTTCACCAGCTGCCACAGAAGCAACGAGGTTATTCATAACGCCTTTATTAGTTTCAATTAGGACGTAATCACCAGCTGTGATGCCTGTTTCTGATGCGACAGAAATAGCTACCACTGAGTCATCGCCTGTTACAGCTGCGTCAGCAGTTGTCGCAACAGGGTCTGAGACCGCACCTGATAGTCCAAGACCATAGGCTAGGTTCTGGGCTGTGTACTCATACACTTCTGTAGATACGTTTAGTGTAGAGGATGTGATGATAGAGTAGACAGACCTATTTTGAACACCTTGTCCAAGAGTTGTCGCTTCCATTTCGCCAGTAATTGTGACGTTCTTAACGAGACCGATAGAGTCGTCGCTGTTTAGTGTTTGAAGCTCACCGACTGCGCCGATACGAACTTCTGCTGTGGACAGCATAAACTTCTCAGTTTTAGCAGTTCCCAAATCTTTCAATGCCATTATGGTCTCCGTAAGTTGATTCCCGCTATACCTAAGCGATGAAGGGATAAATGTCCAAGCATAAGTTTGCACCACTTGACACCACTTTTGTATTATCCTATAAAATGCTATGGAAAAGAAACGCTTAACCGTAGCATTGGATTACGATATTTGGAATATTTTGCAGCTGGAGGCCAAGGTTCACGAACGTAGCTTGAGCAAACACATAAACGCAATTCTCAGAGAACAGCTGAGCATAGAAGACCCGACGATTAGGGAAGCCCTATTAAGGTTGGAAAGAGAAGGTCGTGTTACCTACATAACCTCTAAAGAAGACCTACTAAGAGGTAAGAGTCATTTTAAAATTGAGGGCCACGCTCTGCAAGGGACGGGTTCTAGTTTGCAGCCTAACAACGGGGCTGGCAAGTACGTTACCACTTGAGACCATGTAGCCTAATGGGTTCCCCTTCTCGTGATGTAGAATTGGAATCCTGACAGCCTTACCCTGACATCCATTCATAACCTCATTTATCAGAGAATTTAGCCTTTGTATCTGGGGGTCTTCGTGCGTGACCACAGCAACTTTAACGCCCACAGTACCCATGGTATCATTGACTTCCATGTAAAACTCTAGTGGCCCCACTAGGTCAACCTGTGGGAGAGACTCTTCCTCAGCAGTAGAGTCAAAGTCAAAGACCTTGGCGTTAGTTAAATCATCAATCCAATTTGACATAGATGCCTTCACGCTTAAATATAAATCGGGTGTGCTGCTCATCGTATAACCTCTGGTAAGTGCTCATTTAACCACCACTGCATGAAAGAATAAAACGCAGAGCGATAGTGTCTGGTTCTACCTGCTGGTTGCTGGTTTGTCAACTTGTTGTAAATGTCGTCATAAGCACCTTTGAAAATATCAGCCTCTAGTTTTTCAGGTTGGAAGCCACTTCTCACTTTACTGAAAGGAGTGTGGGTAACTTCTACCCTGAAATTCCTCAGCCCTTGTGCTGGGCTGGCGAAGGTTCCAGACTTTATGTTTCTTACTCTCAAGGGGTTTGCACTATCTAATTTAAAACCTTTCTTAGCTCCTGAGAACTTGGGTTCTATGCTGGCAGATGACTTACCTAATAGATTTGTGGTCTGACCAGTTAGGGCTTTTACATCAGATATAAGCGTACCTGTGTTCTTAAAGAATCCTGCGCCTGAGGGTTTGCCTCTTGCATAACTAGCGCTCAGAGGAGCGTAATTAGGAGTGTATCTGCCTAGGGGAGGGGTGGCTGTCGTATCTAATCCTACCGCCGCAAACAGGTCAAAGAATTGCCTGACAGAGTGCTCTATATGTTGCTGCTGTATCTTAACATCCTGCCTAATCTGACCCATTGAGGATATGACTCCTCCTTTAACTATGTCAGATAGGTTGGCTGCTGCGAAAGGATTTCTATTCGTAGTCGATTTGGCCAATGTAGACTCCAAGTTGCTTATCTACACGTTTGATAGTAGCTGTCTCTTCCCAGTCATTCAACAGGATTAAATCACCCTCCTCTATCTCAGAGCCTGTGATTATCTGCTGCCTATTGATAGGTACACCTATAGTGTCTGAGCCAGTGCTTCTTAATTCGAAGGCTAGATAAATACCTTGTTCCCAAACTACTGGGCCTTCAACCTCTATCTTAGATACAGGGTGCTTAACCTTAGCGCCTTTCCTACCAAGTGCTGCTACGTGGTGCATCTCAAATAATTTGTAATGAGTGTATAGATGCTTCCCTTTAAGGAACTGGTCTCCGTGCTCAGCGGTTAGAAATATTTGACCATTCGGGTCGTAAAACGTATCACCTATGGATAGAGCAGACCTAGGTTTCACCCTGAATAATCTTCTAGGAGAGTTGAAGTTTGATACGCGAGTGGTCACAGGAATATCTGTGAATTGACCATAGAAGGATTTACCATCTGTGGTTTTCATAATGCTCATGTGCTGGTCTACAATCTTATGTAGAGATGACATATTAGGCTCCTGTTACAGGGTCTGTAGGTGTGGCTACAACGAAGAAACCTTCTCCCGCTGCGTTTATGGTGTTCAAGGCAGCTGGGTTCAATATGCCAAGGGCTTCTTCAAACTTGGCCATGAACTTACCTTTCAATCTATCTAAGTCTACCTCAAAATGGGTGACAGATATATTATCTTCTGTATGTGTTTTGATTAAGGTAAGAGCTAATTTGTCTATAGCCTCACACGCCGTGTGGAACTTAATCAGATTATTTGCTGTCCTAGCGCGGTATCCACCTGCCAGTAGCTCTACGTCTAAATCTTTATCACCAAGTAGGTCGCTGTTCTTCAACTCTATATAGGAGTCGAACAGGGAAATTAAGTTATCATCTAAAGTCAGGTCTGTTGACCCTAATAGGTTTCTGATGTCCTGAGCTTTAATTATATATTTAGGCTCATCTACGAGGAAAAATTCTCTCGTGCCCGTAATTGTTACTCCATTGACTGTATAAGAATACTTGAGCCTAATGGTTTCGAAATCTTCTGAGCTACTCTTGTCTGTTGTAGGCGATGCTATAACTACTGTTGCCGTAGTGTCATTGACGCCTAGGGTTGGGGTTGTTGGAGCCAGCACCTGAGTACCGTCCAATCTGATTACCCTGTAGGTAAACGTACCCGCATCAGGGATTACCAGCTCACCTGTAGGTGCTTTAAATTCTACTAAAATACTGGCGGTCTCTGATGCGGTGACGTACATAGGTTAACCTTTTTTACCTTTGTTTGCCTTTTCAGCTTCCTTCGCAGCTTCTGCGAGTTGGGCCTGATGGGCTTTCTCTTCTTCAACGCGAGCGGCTTCTTCGTCTGCTAGACGTTGCTTTTCCTCAGCTTCACGAGCTTCGGCTTCTTCGGCTTCACGAGCTGCTTTTTCAGCGGAGGCTTTAGCGGCATCTTCGTCTACATCGTCAGACTTACCGACTGCCTTTTCGATAGCTGCGGCTGCATCTTTACGATAAGCTTTCTCGAACTCTTCATCCGTCATAGTCGTGGTTCCAAGAATGCTTAGGCATTCACGTTTAGCGGCAATTTGTACCTGTGAGTTATTCAAAACAACGTGTGGTCGGCTTGAAACATAAACGTCTTGAACTGTTAGAAAAAATCCTTTGCCCTCTGGGGCTTCTACAAGGCGGTAAGTTTGTGCCTCTTCTTTAGGTGTATCTGTCATTTGGTTCTCCATTTGTTGACATTCCTTAGTAATAGCCCCGCCCACTGTTGTCAATGGGCGGGGCCGAGTTTTGCTAACTTACTAACTTAGCCTAGTTGGCGAAGTCGTAGACCGAACGTGTGTCGTCGAAAATTAGGCGGTAGCCTGTGTTTTCTGTCTTCGTAAGCGTGATAGTCTGGTTGAGGATTGCTCGCTCTTCTTCTTCGATTGAAGAATTAGCTTGAACAAGTTCTTCCATAGTCTCAGCTTTGCGGAAGCCAACTAGCTTACCTGCTGGCGCGAAGCTAGACAGGACGGGCGTGATTGGCTGGTCGAAGATTGGGTTACGACCTACGTTGATACCTGCGCGTCCAAGTTGCTCAGCTGCTGACACAGTTTGGTCAGAAGAGTTAGAGAACAACATCGTCCACTGGTAGTAAGCATCGTAGTTCATAGCAACCGTATCAATCGGTGTACCAGCTGCGGCCATGTTCATTAGCCAACGGAAGAAACGGTGCCACTGGATTTGACCTGTTGTGTTAGCAGGTGCGCCAGTTACGCCTGTAATGCTTGACTGTGTCACCACAGGGGCTGCATTGTTGTTTCCATCACCATTGACCATGATAGTCATAGCTTGCTTAGCTTTAGAGATTTCCAGTTCACGCGCGATACGTCCAAGGAAAGGAGTAAGAACGTCAATGCGAGTATTACGGTTAAATTCGTATGTTGTACGAAGAGCCGAACCGTGCTTGAAGAACTTAACTGCGCTTTCACCTGCGCTCAGTGAGCGAACAGGGATACGACCAGCTTCTGGAACGATACGTGTGCCACGGTTATCCGCGTCACCATCGTCGAGAGTTAGTCGAACAGTCATCTCTGGCCCATCGACTGTGCGTGAACCTGAAACTAGGTTTGCTGCTGACTCAATGCTGTCGAGACGAACTTTCCAACGGATAATGTCGTCAACAACTTCTTTGAACAGTAGCTTTGTACCAGAACGAGTCTGGAATGTTTCCGCTGCCGCTTGGAGTACCATGCCGTTTGAGAAATCATCCCGAACAGGTAGGTTTAGTTCCATAAGCGCCAGTTCATAACCAGTATATCGGTCATTACCATCCTGAACAGGAGTGATAGATAGGTCTAGGTAGTCACGGACTGTGATACCATAAGCCTTACAATCAGTCGCAATTTTCAGAGCGGCTTCGCGTGACGTACTTGGAGTAAGAGAACCTAGTTCGCCGATTACAGCTGATGCTGCAACAACACCACCGTTGGCTTTCTCTTGCTCGCGACGATGTGCGATAAGGTCGAGGATATTTTTACGCATAATTAAAACCTCCGATTATACGAATAGGGCTTCAACCGTCTCTGCTGTCGTATCGACATAAAGAACGATTGGTTGGCCTGCGGCTGCTGCCGCTCCTGAGGTTTTGAGAACACCAGCCGTAGCTGAGCCAACAACACCTTCGCCGATTGCTGGGGCAGTACCTGTGTAAGCCATTGAGTAAGACCCTTTAAGGTCTACGGCTCCAACAAGAACACCTTCAACAGTGCGGTCTTCAACAGTGCTTAGATGCCCGATAACACGGTCACCATCGCCTGCCAGCTTCACAGTACGTGCAGCTGAGTCGTCGATTGTTACGCCTTTACCGATGTCGTCAGCAACAATGCTAGCTTCAAGGTAGAACGCGAGAGAAAATTCCTCGACGTGGATATTTTTGAATGAAATGTTATACATAATTCATAATCTCCGTTTTATCGAGCGTTAGACTTTAGGAAAGCGCGGTTAACACTAGAAAGCTCAACTTTACCGTTGTCTTCTTGTGATTTGCTGCGACCTTCTTCGCCTGCGGCTACTAACTGGTGTAGTGATTTACCAGTATCCTCAATGAACTGTAGCTTAGCTGCTAGTGTCATTGTTGCTGTGTCAACATCTTTCTTACCAGATGCTGTGACAGCTGCTGCCAGTTGGCTGTCTACGAAAGTAGTCATAGCTGTTACTTCCGCAGCTGAGCCTTCTGGCGCGTCTGCTACCTGAGCTTCAAGCTCAGTAACCCGTGTAGTTGCGGTGTCACGCTCAGTTGTGAGAGTGGCAACGCTTGCAGTCAGTGTTTCGTTAGATGCAGTAAGTTCAGTAACCTGAGCCTGTGAAGCTTCAAGTTGACCTTCAACTTTACCTAATTTCGCACCAGCCGCAGTTAATTGGGCAAGGACTTCCTTATCCATATTAAAGTCTCCATTTAATGGTGTTTCCACCTCGCTTGCTGTTAGCTTTGAGGTAAAAGTTACTAGCTGGTCTGCATCAAAATCTTCTGATGCGGCCAGCTTCCTGAACATACTGCTGTCGTCGTAATTCTTCGACAGTTTCTGCTTACCAGCGCTAGAAATTACAGCGCCTTTAGAGGCTCCCCTTACGACGAGGCTCAATTCTGCCCAAGAGCGTAAACCCTTGGCAATGACGTGGGTCTCTCCAGCATCAATGCTGTTCCCTTCATCATCTTCACGTTCAATAAAATTCATAATATCGGCTTCATCAGAAAGGAAATCGAACGAAGGATTAGCTGATGATAGTAGTTGCTCAAAAGCTGCGCCGATTGAAACTTCTGAAATGAACCCGTTGTCAATGTCTTGGGTATAGGATGCACGTTTTAAATTCTTGTCTGTATCTGGGTTAGGCATCGCAAATAGGGTACGAAGCTCATGGAACAATCCGTCATCAGTTGGGTAGACTCCACCTTGGAATACCTTACCAGCTGGAGTTACATCGTCACCGCCAACGTTGTGTTGTAGAATAAGGGGAACAGCCCCTCCCTCAGAGTTGACTACCTCTGCCATTTCCAAAAGGGTTGGTTGTGTAATCGTGGCGTTATTAAAAATTGTCCCAGCTTTGTTTAGTGGGCGAGTTGTGACAGCTACTGTCTCGAAGACAACGTATTGGGAAGCATCAAGGTTTTCATCTCCCATGCTAGTGCGCATGGCGGACAACATTGAGTCTGTAATTGAAATTCTTTTCACAGTTGTTACCTATTTATGCTTTTAGATACGGCAGAAGAGTTTTGAATGCAAGAAATATCTTCGTCATAGGCTTGACAGAACCTGCTCAGGGATACCAAGTTTCACCAGTTCTGTCTTTGCCATGTCTTTTGCCACCTCGTAAGTCTGAACTGCTAGTTCATCGGTAGGAGCCATTTCTACTGCGGTTTCAAACCTACTCTCTAATCCATCAAGTTTCGCTCTGATGTATTTGAAGTTCGCAGATTTAAGCAGGATTGACTTGGCCAGTTCTGTGGGAGTCTCCCCTCGATTTCTTTCCACACACTCCGTTTGTAGGGCTGTAAGGATATACTCATCGGGGTCATCAGCCTTATGATGTAAAAATGTGAAAGCGTCACGAGCCTTATCTGCCAGTCCTGCGATTTTAATACCGTCTGATGTTGACATAATGATTGCTCTAACGGCTGTGGCGAAAGCTGCTACGCCTGCGAGTGCTTCTTGTTTAGTTTGCATTATCTATCCTCAATTGAAAAGACGTAGCTCGTAGATAATTGAGCGTAATCTGTTGTTGTATTTGGTCGCGGGTCTACGTTTACAGGTTTGAAATAAATCCGCACGTCTCCATCGTTAGGCACCACGAAGTCTCCTAGAGGCATAATAATTTTTGTCTCGTCGTTGATAGGGATGGTTTTAGCTGAGACTCCTACTCCCCCTGCTTTCCAAAATCCTCTCCAAAGAGTAGTGTGAACATCTTCTCCATCGTTATCCAGACCTGTACCTGTTGTGGCTTCCAGTTTACCTTGCGCATCTGTGTAGACCACGAGGATTTCTAAGTCTGAGATTGTGGCTATATTTAAGATACGTCCGAAAATCGCTAACTCATGTAGAGTTGTTCCCGCCCTAACAAAGTCACCTTTATGTTCCCATTCCATAGCAGGGTCAGCATTTGTTCCTCCGCTTTCTACCCATTGGTAGTACGCAGGGCCATAGTTGTCGTCTGAGTTCGTAACCCAACGGGTATCGTTATACAGATATACTCTACCTGAATTGTTGATTTGGAAGGTGCTGCGGGTTGGAGCCGCAGCACCTGCCAGTAAGGTTTTTACATCTGCCGCAATCAGTAAGATTGCAGCAAGCATATTATCCTTGAGCGACATGAGTTAGGCGTCTCGTGCAGTCGTGTACGCAGCGGCGTAATCGAAAGTCGGGTCACCGATACCAAGGTTCGTACACGCTGTCAGTTGCTGTGGAGCACTCAAAGTTTGAGACTGGTCAAAGCGTAGACGATTGGCCATAGACGCGAGCAAGCCTGTGATAACTGTGTCGTCAGCTTGAAGCTCGTTTTGAATGTCAATCAAGCTGTCATACGCGGCACCCGCGCCATTTGTAATCTGGTCAACCGCAGCTGTTGTGGCAGCAGAGATAGCAGCAGCTTGATGTGCGTCTAGCTGGTCTGATACGTCTTGTGTGCTGGCCCATGCGTTGATAGCAGGAGTTGCGATACTTCCTTTAGCGGCTTGAACACGCGCATCGGCATCTGCCGCTGTGAATGCAATACCAGCTGCGTCAACAGCAGCTTTAAGCTCGTTCATCGCGAGAACAAGGTTAGTTTTTTCGTAGTTGTGAGGGCAGACAAGTCTGCGGCAGAGCCGTTAAGTAGGGCTTGGATTGAACCAACATCGCCACCAACGGCTGTTGCAAACGCCTCAATATTTGTTTTCTGAGTCATAGTGACACCTATAGTTTAGCTACGCTATATAACGTAAGCAAGTTTGATAACCCACTGAGTGGGTCAATTCCTGACGAAGAGACAGAGCCTGACACTTGCACGTCAATATCTGTAGTCACTTCGGTTACTCCTACCTTGAAGCCTGCACTATTCCGCACGATACGAATATCATGGGAGTCGTTCGTTGTTACGATAACATCCATTACGTCCAAGTCACTCCTGACTTAACATAAAGCTCTCCTGACGCTACCATTACTTGGTCTTCGCCTAAGATTTCGATGATGTCGAAATAATAATTTCCTTGTTTTAAATCTCTTACCAAAGGGTATGTGGCAAAGACTTGCAAATCTCCAGTCGTAGCTCCGATGATTAGTGAACCTTCTGCGGTTGATAATACAAGGTCTGGGGGGTTAGTTCTAAGCTCATCATTTATAGACATGACGAATGACCTACCCGTTAGGTCTTGGGCTGTTCCAGCCTCGTCCTGTATTTTGAAAGTGAACTCCCATCGAGCGTTGTTGAATAATGCCATTAGGGTTGCCCCGCTTGATTAGACCTAGCTGCTCCGTCTCCTCCTGAAACTGAGCGCCCCAACGGGTCTGCATTAGGACTTATATCTGAGTCTGCGCCCTCATCAGCGGGGTCTAAGAACCCCGTACCAGAAAGCTCTGGGGCTGCATCTGGTTTCGGACGATTAAACATTTTGTCGTGATATTCATTGTCTGTAATAAGGCCATAGGACAGGTTCGTCAGTAATCTAGCCTGCTTAACTGCAATCTGAGGTTCAAGCTCAAGCTCTGGGCGCATTTCTGAATTTAAAAAAGATACGGTGACAACACTTTCTGAACCTGCCATTCTAAGGGCAAAGGTAAACATCTGGCTCAGAATATTTGCCACAGGTACGTTTAGCTGGTCTGCTGACATAGAGAAAATCCTAGCCTCTGTCGTCGATGTGTTAACTCCAGAGTCTCCTCTGCCAATAACTGTAGCCATTGTTTTTAGAGCAGCTTGGTTAGAAGAGTTCAGCACTTCTATGACTGATTTCACATCCATTGAGTTTCTAGGGCCACCCTCATTTAGCAAACTGGCATCGTAAGCATCAGTATGTACAAAAGCAGAGTCCGCTCTCAGGTTATTGACTTGAGCAGTGATTTCATCAATTCTAGCTTTTACCCATTGTCTTGCTTGCGTTGGGTCGTCAGCTATGCTCGGCGGGATAGACTTCATCATAACTTCTTCTGCTACCGTGATGTCGATGCGGGGATAACCTGTGCGTTGCATGATGCGGTACAAATCATTGATAACCTGCTGTCGCGCAGCAATAGTATTTATTGCCGCTGTGAAAGGAGAGCGAGAGTAAATATCGGTTGGCTTCTGCCTGTACGTGTCGTAGAAGAAGTTGGGGATGTCTAGGCTAATTGGGTCTCCAGCTTCGTTAGCTTGTATAGGTTTAAACACATTTGGTTTAGGCTCAAGCCATTCTAATGAAGCGGTGTCTACAGTTTTAATCGCTGTGGGTACTAGGAACTTATCAAATACAAGTTCGGCCCCGATAGACCCTCTCATCATAAGCATATAGCGCAAGTCGGTGGCTATTTGCCTCATAGAGTGCTTTCTCTGGAATTTCAGGGAGTAGTCTGATACTGACGTTAGCGCAGTAATAAGAGCATAGACTGATTTAAGGCCCTCAACATCTTCCTCACCAGCGAGGTCGTTGACCTTAATCTTCATAGGTGTGTCAGAAACTGTTAGATAAGCGTTCAACGCCGCAGATACGTCTGGGTCGTTGAAAATTAAAGTTTCAATTAGGGTTTGAGTATCATCAGCGACCCTGTTGTCAAAAATATCCTCTAAATGCTCCCTGTAAGAAGGCAAGGAAAGGGTATTACCCGACCCATCGAATGTTGGAGTTGTTGATTGTGACGCTCCCTTTTTAGCCTTAGACTTGGGGAACGTAATTTTAAGGCCAAAAATGTCCATTAAATTGATTTCCGCGAATTATCAGTTAAGTACACGAGAAGTAACCCTCTTGTCAACTGTTTTGGTTCCCCCACCGAAGCCTATAAGGTCGCTCAGGGGGTCAGCTGGGGCATCTACTCCTATGTTTGCGCCAGACATGATTAACATGCTGCGTTTTTCCTCTTTAAGCTTGAGCGATACAAGCTCTTTCATCTCAGGAGCTGAGAACATATATCCTAGGGCGTGAAAAAAGTGGTCTTTATTAGTCAGCTTAGTCCAAACTGCACCTTTCTCATCTTGTTCTTCCCTGACCATATCTCTCAGGTGAATACCGATGGTTTCTTTATAGGTATTGTACCCGTAGAACTTGATGTCCTGCCTCTTCATACGTGTGTGAACAAAGTCGAGAGAGCCTGTTCTGTCTAATGCAACGTAACTAATATCTCCGAACCCATCCATTTTGACGATTGTGTTGGCAGCATACTGGGCTGGAACAATCTTACCTTCTGTAAGTTTCATAATACCCTCAGAGGTAGGAGTGTAAGGCTGTCTATCAATCACACCTCCGATGATGCGATATTTTTTCATAAGCTCAGATACAGTCTCTTCCAGTTTTTGTACGGTACAGGTTCTAAATAGGATAGGCTGTATATTATGTTTGTTAGTTCCCATCCCGATGACAATATTACAGATTAGGCCCATGTCGATACCAATCCAGCAGGGGTTTTCGCCTACGTTGGTTTCAGTAGGCACAGTGTCTTTGAAAGCGGCTGCAATAAGCTCGTGTGAGATTTGCATCGTACCATCAGAATAAGGCTCTCCTAGCGCAGTGTTATAGAAACCCCTGACGAACTCTTTACCTTTAAACTCAATCATGGATTTAATTAGATAAGAAGGAGGAAGTCTATGAGTTGCGAAAGGAGTGACTTTATATCCCCTATACTCAGTGATATTAGGATGTGTCGCTACCCATTCACAGTTGCTGTAATCTTCCATATCCATCCTGCTCTGGCAGTTTTCACATTTGACGTAGGTGTCATTGAAATCAATCTGAGGAATGTGGACGCTTTCTATATCAGTTAAATTTTCGATGATATTGGATAACCCTCCTACGTGTACGAAACGGCGTGAGAAATCTGGGTGGTTCCAATGGCCACAGCTGGTGCACTTACGCAGGTACAGACGCTTATCTGTAAGTTCGTATGTACGGTGGACGCCATAAGCTGGGAAAGTGGGAGTAGAGAACTGCTGCTTAATCTTCAAATCAGAGTTCTGCATACGAGAGTTGAGAAGCGCAATCATAGTCTGGTCTGATAAGTCAATCTCATCGACAAACACGGCGTCCGCGTCAATAGAAGTCGCAGTCCCTTCAATAGCAGGAGCTATGTATAACTTTGAACGTCCCAGTTCCATTAAGTCTTTACGTCTGATTGGTTTTAGGTCTGATGGAGGGTTGAAAACTTTGTCGTGCATGACGATTGGGCGAATACGTGCATCAGAGATACGCTTGTACATATCCTCGTTAGGGAGAGTGTAAATGAGACTGCGACCTTGGTTTCGCATAAGGAAGGCGAGCGCCTTACGAATTTGTCCCTCTGTCAGTCCCACCTGTGAAGGTTTGATACAGCATAGGTTAGGGTGCATATCATTAAGAGGCCCGTCTTGGAGAGGGTATCTCTTGGTATTGAAAGGCTTCCTGTCGAGAGTTGTGTTCGCCCCCATCCAGTCAACCATTGACATGTCGAGGCTGTCCCTTGAGAAGCGTTCATCAACACTTTCAGACAATTTAGATAATAGTGGATTTTTATGTTGACTCATTCAATTCCCTTGGGTATAAAACTTTCGAACAAGGAGATATAACCAATATGACTACACCAACTTACCCGCCTCTGGACGAAGGCACTCTTCGGCTGATTGCTATGTATATGGCTGATGACCCAGATTACTTGAGAAATCCCGCCTGTCCTTACAATCGGAAGACCATTGAGATGTTCGTCCCGCCTATATCTACAGATACTGATGATAATGTCAATGATATTGATAGGCAAAAGAAAATCTTAAAGAAGCTGCGACAGCAGCTGGATGAGCAATCAGACAAGTTTGACTCAGGAGAATTACAATCCTCAGAAGTTAACGCCTTCTTTAGGCAGCGCCTCAGTGTTGAGCGTGAGATTATCGAGTTGGAGAAGCAAATTCACCATATTGATAACGTAGATGCTTTCTATGCCACAGTGCTCACCATTATGGAGGATGTTCTAACTACAGACCAGCGGGATGAGGTTATGAATAAATTAAGAACTATAAAAGAGAGAGAGGTTTAATGTCGAACATTTTTGCAAACACGGCACCTGCATACTACGCGAAGGGTATGTCTGTAATTCCACTTCGCACCCACCAGAAAGTACCTGCTGTTAACCGCTGGCAAATTTACCATGAGCGTCCAATCCCGTCTGGCTTGCAGTCAGAATGGTTGAAGTCACATCATAATGGTAACATCGGCCTAGTTCTAGGTAAGCAATCAGGTGTGGTCATGATTGACGTTGACTCTGATGACCCGAAGGTTAACGCTGCTATTGAGAGCGTAATCCCAGAGTCTCCTTGGAAGCGGGTAGGTAAGAAAGGTTATGCTGCGGCATATAGGTATAATGGGACAGAAGCATTTCGTCTGAAAGATAGTGATGGTGTCATGCTTGTCGAGCATTTGTCTACAAGAACTCAGGTCGTGCTTCCTCCATCAATTCACCCAGACACAGGTCAGCCCTATGTTTCTAACTGTGACTTGATTGATGTTGTTGATAGTCTACCTACGCTCCCCCTTAATATTGAGGCCCAGTTGCGCACAGCACTTGAGCTTGGAGGGCAGAGTGTCTCTAAGTCTGGCCCTACGAGCACGATTGCTCATGTAGCTGCGGGTTCTCGTGATGTTCAGATGGTCAGAGTGGCTGGGTTATGCGCTCGTGGTGTTTTGCGTGGTGAGTATTCATTCGGACGCGCCTTAGAAGATATGCAGGCGTGGTATGAAACACGTGTTGAGAAAGTTGCAGGTGATGATATTGATATTACCAAGGGGCTTCGCAAGATTGCCGAGTTCATCAGGAACGATGTTAATGACAAAGCTATTAACCTACCTGTTGGGTGGGATGCTGATACTTCTCGTGATGACCTCAAGGCTTACGGACTAGACTTTTCAGACGACCAGAAACAGTGGGAATATGGGAAGCTAAATGAATATCTCAATCAACAGTTCAAGACCCACGATAAAGGTACGCCAGAACGTATGAAAGCTATTGAGCTTGTGCTTGAGAAGATGTCATCTTCTACTGCTTCTGCTATCAGCCCCGTTGAAGAAAACCTACTCCTTGAGAAGATTAGGAGTACATTCGGAAAAGGTATGACTTTGGGGGCTATGCGCCGCCAGATGTATGAATATCAGGCTGGCCCTATTGAAGGTAAAGACCATACGCAGATTGCTCAGGCGGTCTTGAAGGACTTGGAAAGAGAGACTCAGTTCCGCTTCCACCAAGGACAGTTCTGGTCTTGGGAAGGGTCTCACTGGGAGCCATACGAGACACAGCGTATCCGTATGCGTATCGCAGAGAGCTATGGTAATTTGGATGCTGCTCGCAAGGCAGGAGACCATAAAGGTATCATGGATATTATGACCCATATTGCCAAGCAAGGTTTGTGTGAGGTTGAAATCCACGGCGTGAACTTTGCCAATGGTGTCTTCACAGAGTCTGGAAAGCTAATTGAGCATAAGCATGAATATGGTTTCACCTACACGCTTCCTTACAGATATGTCGAAGATGTCGCCCATGAGGCGCAGCTGTTTGATAAGTTTATTGAAAGCTCTTGGGGAGCTGATAAGGATTATTCTGAGAAGAGAGATGCTTTACAGGAGGCTATTTGCGCGACCATGTTTGGTTGGGCACCTCGCTACCAGCGGGTGTTCTGCCTCAAAGGTGTACCCCGTTCAGGTAAGTCACAGATGCTGGAAATCATAGAGGGACTTGTTCCACCTAACTCTGTGTGTTCCGTCAGCTTTGACAGATGGAATGACCAGCCAAGTTTGGTCGCCCTTGATAATCGCCTCGTCAACATCGTAGGTGAGATGAGCGTCAGCAAGAAAATCCAGTCTGACATCTTCAACAAGGTTGTGGTCGGTGAAGCTATTTCTATGAGACAGCTATACCAGCAGACTTACCTGACGAAGTTGAAGTGCGCCCACTGGGTTGGCTCTAACCACCTGCCTAAGACTGATGACCCTTCCGCAGGGTTTAACAGACGCTGGCTGTACCTAGAGTTCAACCATCAGGTTAAGAAAGAGGACATCATCCCCAACCTAGGTCGTAGGATTATTGCTAATGAACGCGAGGCTATCATGGCTTGGGCTATGCAGGCGAGAGAGCGTCTTATGAAAAACCATGAGTACACCTTACCTAACAGCCACAAGGAGTTGGCTGAGACTACAGCAGGTATGAATGATAGTGTTCGCCACTACTTCATGTCAGGTGGTCGCGTGGAAACATCAGACAAGGTTGATGGTCAATGGGTTAGTCCTCCTGTGTCAGACTTACAGCTACACGGAGACTACCAGAATTTCTGCATCACGCAGGGCATCACACGTCCTGTTGAATACAGAGCCTTCCAGCTCAGGATGCGGGAGATTGGTCAAATCTTAGGATGGAGCAGACATCAAGGAAAATCAGAGGTCACTAAGGAGCGGGTTACGCTATACTTCGGGCCTGTCTTAAATACGGAGAACAAATTATAATGGCTAGAAGATTTACAGATGATGGTCGGCGTATCCCCACTGGGGTTACGTTCGACAAGGAACGCGGAATGTGGAGAGCGACTTTCAAAGGTTGGAGCGTCAAGTTCAAGACTTTCGATGAAGCTGTTGAAGGCCGTAAAGCTCTGGTGAAAGAGGGCAAACCTCATCCTAGTTACGTTGCACGTATGAAGAGCAAAAAGACTCCTAAATAAGTTGACCCCTCACGATAGTCTGTGAGGGGTCAGGGCTAACAAGGAGGTGACCAAACGGTCATCTCCTTATTTGCATGGAGAACGGGTACAAGTCAACGAATTTCTTGACCATCAAAGTCATTTGGCTACTATGCCTCATGCACTTATTCAAAGACTATCTATTCACGGGGCAGCAAGAGAATGGACGCAGGGAAATCATCACCCTGCACGAAATGTCTGAGACAATCTTCGGCATAAAAGTCACAGTACCTAAAGGGAGTTTCTCTGACGGGGCCAGTACGCCTAAATTCGCAGACGACCTATTTGGGTTCGACCCTTTGAAAACACTTTACCTTAGGGCAGCTGTGTTCCACGACTACCTTTATAGGAATCAAATCCTAAGTCGTTGGCTGTGCGACCTCATATTCCTTAAACTTATCCTGAAAACAGAGAGACCTACAT